TTATGGCACCGCCGACATGGCGCAGGCCAAGCTAGACTACGTGCGCCAAGTTTCTGAGCAGCTTGGCTTGAGCTTCCTCGACACGGCAGAAGGCGCGAAGAAGCTTTTCGCCGCCGCCGCAGGCACTCCCGTTGAGAAGGAAGCCAACATGGTCTTCAAAGCCTTCTCGGACATGTCGGCGGCGATGAAGCTTACGGGCGACGAGACCAAGGGCGTCTTCCTCGCTCTCAGTCAGATGATCTCCAAAGGCAAGGTGTCGGCTGAAGAACTTCGTCAGCAGCTGGCTGAAAGAATGCCCGGTGCCGTCAATCTCTTTGCCCGATCTATCGGAAAGACCACGCAGGAATTGGATAAAATGCTCCAGAAGGGCGAAGTCACGCTGGAGCATTTCCTCATGTTTTCCCGCGAGGTGCAGAACACCTATGGCGCTGGCGCCATTGCTGCGGGCGGAAGTCTTCAAGCTGAACTGAACCGTCTCCAGAATGTATGGGTGGACTTCAAAACCAGCATGACGGACACGGACACGCTGGCATCCGGCGTGAGAAGCTTGACGTCCATGTTTAAGACTCTGTCGCCAGTGATAGAGTTCATCAGCAAGCATATCCACACTCTTACTACGGTCGCTCTTGCAGGCTGGATCGGCTCGTCTCTTGCCCCCGGCGGGAAGCTGAGAGGAGTCCTTAGTTCCATTGGAGACGCCGCAGGGAAGGCGCGTGAGCGGGTGGAGGCTTTTAACAAAGGCCAACAGGCGATGGTTATCCGCGCCACAGGGGCCTCTGCAGCGGTAGGAAAACTTCGTGCAGCGCTGGCTGGACTCGGCAGCGGCGCTTTATATGCTAGCCTCTTTGCTATCGGTGCTGGACTGCTTGAAATTGCCTATAACGCGGCGAAGGCTTCCAGAGGATTCCAAGACGTCTCCAAGAACATGAGCGAGTACGTCGCCGAGATGGCAAAAACGCAAGAAGCAATGGAGAAGTCAAACTTCACGCCAACGCTTCAGCGTAGAATGCTTACTGCCGATACTGAAAAAATTGCAGACAAGTTTAACAAAAACTACGATAAAAATACTAATGCAATAGAATCCGCATTTTCAGGTGGATCCTTCGGCGATCTTAGCGGTCTGTCTGCTGTAAGAGGACTAAGGAGTCAGGATAGCACGAAGGGGATTGCTGAAGAAGCGCACAGGCAGGCAGGTGAATTTTGGAAAAGCTTTATTGAGGCGATAAACAAGGGTGATGATAAAGCCGCGGCCGAGATTAGGAAGAACGCCGTATCCGCATGGGAAAACGGCATTGGCAAGTCTGTAGAGTCTCTTACTGGAGCCCTTGGCGCAGATCTAAATGCAGAATGGGGAGCCATGCTTCAGAGCATGGGTTCTATGACTGCAAATCTTACCAAATATCTTAACACGTTTTCTGGTGAATCTGCTGATGCTGCTAAACGCCTTGGATTAAACGCAGCGCAAATTGCGGAAGATTTTAAAAAGATAAAAGAAGCTGCCGAAAAGACAGATATTGGCAAAGCTCTCGCTGGCCTTGATGCAATGGACAAGCTAAGGACTATACTTGGCGATACGTCGATTGCTTTTACTGACAACGCGGCAAGCATTGTAGCTAACGCTGACAAGCTCCAGTCATATGTTGAAAAAGTAAATAATGCTTCTGCTGTATATGAACAACATAAGCTAGATCTTCAGTATATGTTTAATTCATATACAGAGGGGTCTGGTAAAATAAAAGAACTGGAGGACGCACAAAAAGGTCTTGCTGGCGAGTCCGAGGAAGTTGCAAGAAGACAGCAGGAGCTTAAAGATTGGGTTGTCAACTGCGCCAATGCCGCCGGCGGGAGCAAGGTCGCTTACGACACAATGGTGGCGGTTCTTCAGGCCGTCGGACAGCAGTGCCAGTCGGTTTCCGGCTTCATCCAAGGATTGATCAGCGACATTTATGCACTGTCTGAAGCAGGAGCGAGGGCGCTGGCGCAGGCGCAGGGTCTCAGCATTCTGCAAGGCGCCCGCATGCAGGTGATTAACACGGGCGCATCCCAAGCTTTAGCAAACGGCGACAAGGAAGGGTGGAAGTCGTTCATGAGAGATCAGGCTTTCACTCAAGCTGAAGGGAAAGGCAAGCGTTTCATTGCTACAAGAGAATTTGAAGGACAGCTTGATGAAGCTTGGGGTTTCCTGCAGCAGAACCGCAAGATGCAGGAAGCGTTTAAGGCGGCCCACAAGAAGGGCGGCGGCAAGGGCAGCGGCGGAAAGCGCGTAGACAACACGGCGGAGAAGTGGAAGTCAGCCGAGGAAGGCTGGCGCAAAAAGATCGCCGACATGCAGGGCCAGAAGGACGTCCAGACTCTGGCGAAGGACTTTGCCGACATGGACAAGCAGCTGAAAGGCTCGTCCGTGGACATGAAGGCGCTCAAGAAGGACTATCTGGAGGCTTTCAGCGGGAAGTACGCCAACGACCTGAACAAGGAGCTTCTGCAGCTCAGAGGCAACGAGGCAGAGCTTGCCAAGATCGACATCGAGGAGAAGTACAAAGCCAAGGCGGCCGCCATCGAGGGCATGGCGGAGGAGGCCAAGAAGCTCGGCATCACGGTCGAAGACTACACGCCGAAGCTTGCGGAATACAGGAAGCTTCTTGAGGGGCAGGCGCGTGAGCAGCAGCTGCAGAAGGAGCTGCCCTACTACGAAAAGTTCTCTTGGTTCGACGGCATGAAAAGCGAGGCTCTGGCGAAGCAGAACGAGCTGATCGCGATTCAGGCCGAGAAGATGAAGGGGACGATCCCCGACGAGCTTATCGACCGCTGGCGCCAGATCGAGGAGCTGCAGAACCGCGTCAAGAACGGCAACGACGTCATCGCTGGCGTGGCGCTTGGCGCGAAGAAGTATGCCTTGGAGATGGGCAACTTTGCGGAGAACGTGAGCGACCTCGTCAACAAGTCCTTCGGCGATATGGCTGACGCCTTCACCGACTTCGTCATGACGGGCAAGGCGAACTTCACCGATCTGGCGAACTCCATCATCAAGGATCTGATGCGTATCGCCATACAGCAGGCGATAGTCGGCCCGATTGCGAACGGCATTGGAAACCTGTTTGGCGGGCTGTTTAATCTTGGCGGTTCTTCCGGGCCGACGACGTCTTCAGGCGTAGTGACACCCAGCGGTTTCGGCGTAGGTGCTGGAATTGAAGTTCATGCCCTCGGTGGAGCTTTCACTGGCCTGCATGGATTCTCCAATCAGATTGTAAATCGTCCGACGCTCTTCTCTTACGGTTCGCAGTTGACAAAGTTTGCAAAGGGCGGCGTAATGGGCGAGGCGGGGCCGGAGGCGGTAATGCCTTTGACCCGCACGGCGTCTGGACACCTTGGAGTCCGTTCCGATGGTTCAAATGCGCCGATAGTCAATGTCGTCATTAACAATTCAACGGGACAACAGGCCAGCCAGCGGACGAAAACCGACAATCAAGGCAACAAGTCCATCGAGGTCATGATCGGCGACATGGCGGCGCAGCAGATGCTCAAGTCCGGTTCTTCGTTAAACAGGGCTGTGAGGACGTTTTCAGGGCAAAGTCAGCAAGTGACTAGGAGATAGCAAATGCCGATGTGGCCTACGGATCTTCCAGAAGAGCCTCTTGTTGACGGCTACTCAAGGGTGCTTCCAAACAACTTGATCCGCTCCTCGATGGACACTGGTTCCGACAAGGTGCGCCGGAGAGGCACGTTCAAGCCGCAGGTCGTGACCGCGACCTACGTGCTGACGAATGCCCAGCGGGACGTGCTGGAGAACTTCGTCCACAACGGCATTGCCGAGGGCGCTCTCTGCTTCGACTGGCCCTACACCGAGCAGCAGACATACGTCAGGGCGCGGCTGAAGCCCGGAAGCGACGGCCTGTTCAGTTTGCAGCGGTACAAGGACACGATGCGCTGGCAGGCAACGCTCACCATCGAATTCTGGCCCGACGCGCCGCTGACGTAGGGATTCTGCATGGCGCTTTCAACGAGAACAAGACGTGCCGTAATGGCGCAGGAGTCGGGAGACACCGACGTCGTGCTGCTCACCATTACGCATCCTTCGTGGACTGAGGCTGTCAGGCTGTCCACGCACGAAACGCAGTGGCTGAGAAACGATCCCGACACGGGGACGCCTCTGTACGGCACGGTGTCGAACGGGCATGAGTTTCTGTACTGCCCGATTCAGGCTTCCATGCCGAACAGCACGGCTGAACAGGCTCCTGAAGGCAGGCTGGTCATCTCCAACGTGACGAGGGAAGTGTCCCCCTACCTCAAGATGGTGGATAAGGAATACCCGAAGGTCACGGTTCAGGTAGTCAATTCAGGCACCCCCGACGTGGTGGAGATGGAGTTTCCCAGCCTCAGCCTTGAAAACGCGACGTGGGACGCCTCTCAGGTCGAAGTGACGCTCAAGAACGACATCGCCTCGATGGAGCCGTCTCCTTGGCTGAGATTCAGCCTCGCGTATTTCCCGAATATGGTGAGCTAGATGGACATCCGCAAGTACATCGGAATTCCGTTCAAGGATGGAGGAAGAGACTTCAGCGGCCTCGACTGCTGGGGCTTGGTGCGCCTCGTCTGGCAGGAAGAAAAAGGCATCCTCATGCCCGACATGGGCGACGCCTATTCCAGCGCGTTTGCACGTGGCGAAGTCGGCGAGACGGCGAAGCTGCTGGAGGCCGGAAACTGGAACATCGACGTGACGGATCAGCCGAGGAAGGAGCTTGACGTGCTTGTCTTCTCGTTTGCTTCCGTAGACCTCCATGTCGGCCTCTGGGTCGCTCCGGGCGAAATGCTGCATGTAATGAAGGGGATGGATACCGCAATAGAGCGGTACGACAAGATGAAATGGGCGAAGCGCCTTTCGCGGGTGCTGCGCCCTGCGGGAGCGCAGGGATGAAGAAGGATCTGAAAGTCGTTGAAGTTATGGGGCGGCGCTGGGACACCAGCCGTCCGAACTTCTTTCAGGCTCCCGCCGGACTGAGTCTTGAGGACATCGTCCTCCAGAGCCTGTCGAAAGCGTATACCGACAAGGTCTACACCAAAGCCCAGTACAGGCAGCTTGTGCGGTATGCGCGGGTGCGCTGGAACGGGATGGAGATCGCCCGCGAGAACTGGAAGCGCGTCTTCCCTGAACCCGGCGACCGCATCGAGGTGCTTCACGGCGTTCGCGGCGGTGGCGGAGGAGGCGGGAAAAACCCGCTTGCCACCATCCTCTCCGCCGTCATCGTCGTTGCCGCCGCCGTCGCCACGTCGTGGGCCGGAGGCACGGGCATCTTCGCCGCAGGCGGGATGCTGGAGGGCATGGGCCTCGGCCTCACGGGCGGGGCGCTGTTCGCCGCGCAGGTCGGCATCGGCGTCGCCGCGATGGCAATGCTGTACGCCGTCAACATGCTGTTCCCTGCGGCCCAGCCGCGCCTCGGCGGAGGGCTTGATTCAGGAGCGGAAAAGCAGAGCCAGACGTACAGCCTCACGGGTGGGCGCAATTCCGCCAACATCAATGGCTACGTGCCTCTGATCCTCGGCCGCCACAAGGTGACGCCTCCGCTCGGTGCAAAGTCTTGGACGTCTTGGGAAGGCGAGAAGCAGTTCTTTCATATGCTGGTGGTGTGGGGCCATCCCGACATCGAGGTGACGAACTTCAAGATCGGCGACACCGCCCTCGACAAGTTCGACGACGTCCAGCACCACTTCATCCAGTCCACCACAGGCACCAAGCTCAAGTATTTCGCAAAGCAGTACAACGAAGAATCGGTCGGCACCGTCCTCTCGTACAAGGAAGGCTGGATCCGCCGCACCGTCGGCGAAGCCAACGACATCTCCATCGACATTTCCTTCAACAGCGGCCTCGTCACCATCAACCAGAGCAACGGCAAGTACGAAGACCGCTCCGTGGCGTTTCAGGCGCAGTACAAGCCAACTTCCGGCGGAAGCTGGACGGGCTTTCCGACCGTAGTCCAGAAGAAATTCGACGCGACGCAGCTGAAATGGACTGAATCGGAGATGATGGGCAAGGTGGACGTCTACTGGGTTGACACTGGAAAGTACGCCTGCACCCTGAACGGCGTCGCCGCCACGCGCACCGTCGAAAGCAATCTGCTCGTCGTGAAGCGCGGGGCGTCCGTCTCCTACCGCAACCAGATCAAGATCTGGCCCAAGCCTTCGCTCACGGGCTTCAACTCCTCCTCCGGCATGGCGTTCTTCAACTGCCAAATCCACGGGACGCTGGCTGTCTCAGATGTGACATGGAATGGCCTTATAGGTAAATATGGTTCATTGGGAGGCAAGGCAGGAGACTTCATCGTCACCCTAGGCGCGGGGTCGTTCAAGTATAACAACAAAGTCCATCAGGTAGCTGCATCCATTTCTGCGTCTCCGGCTGACGGCTTCAATCCATGCTCCATCTACGTCTCTTCATCCGGCAAGGTGCAGAAGAACTCCGGCGTCGCCCAGCTCTTCCCGAAAAGGACAAGCGGCACGAAAGGCGCCGACATTTTGTGGAGGCACGGATCTACCCAATACGCTTCCGATTGGGATGAATGGGGCGGAGCCACCTACACCACTGTCTACAACAACGACGTCATAGCCTCCGTCAATTCCGGCTCTATCAAGGCCGAAGGCTCCGGCGAGGCCGTCTTCACCAGCTCCAAGCAGCAGCAGCTGGTATACAACCTCCGCGTGGAGGGTCTGGAACTGAAGTCCTACGACGTCCGCATCAAGCGCACCACGAAGGACAGCGAAGACTCATATATCATGGACGAGGCGACATGGCAGACGATGAGGGCCATCATCGATAAGCCCGCCTTCGACACGCCGATCCCCATCTGCGTGTCCGAACTCCGCATCAGGGCCAGCGAACAGCTTTCCGGGTACGTGGACGACTTCAACGGCATCTGCACGTCCACCTTCCCCGACTGGGACGAGGACACCCAGACGTGGGTGTCGCAGGATCTGGACGAAGCCGCCACGGCGCAGCAGGGGAAAAATGTCTACATCCGGCGCAAGACGCGCAACCCCGCCAGCATTATGCGCTACCTGCTCACCTCCCGCCATAGTCTCAGCAGGCCGTTCAAGGCGAACCGCCTCGACAACGACGCCTTGGTGGCGCTGTGGAAATGGTGCAAGTCGAACGGCTACTACTTCGACTACGTGGCGGACAGCGAGGAAAACCTCTGGGCGCGTCTGGTGGAATGCCTCGCCCCCGCGCAGGCCGCGCCGACCACGGACGTGGACGGCCTCTGGGGCGCAATCATCGACACGCCGAACAAGACGGTCAAGCAGCTCTTCACGCCCCGCAATAGCTGGGGTATGCAGATTCAGCGCGGCTTCGCCCAGCTTCCCGACGCCCTCCGCGTCTCCTTCGTGGACGAGACGGACGGCTGGACGCAGAAGGAGGGCTTCGTCTACAACGACGGCTACTCGAAGGACGGCGCGGACGGCACAAAGAAAGCCGACGACGTGGTCGAATGGAGCTTCCCCGGCGTCACGAACTGGAAGCGCATGTGGAAGCTCGGCCGCTACCATCTCGCCCAACTTCTCCACCGCCAGATGACGGTGACGATCAACACCGACTGGGAATGGATCGCCGTCCATCGCGGCGATCTGGTCGGGCTTTCCTCCGACGTGCTGATGAATACTTTTGGCACCGCCCGCGTCACCAGATGGCTGTACAGGGTCAGCAACAAGTACATCGACGATACGCGGGACGATCTCATCTCCGAAGACGTCGCGGATCTAGTGGACGATGCCTACACCCTTGTTCTCGTTGACAGGACGTCCGACATTCCGCTCGACCGCAACGGGGATCGGCTGAATCCCATCGGCATCGAGATCGACGACGAGGTGCTTTTCTCCGAACCGGAGCCTGCGCGGTACGGCATCGCCGTCAGAAGCCAGTCCAACGGCTCTGTCAGCGTCTACGAGGTCAAGGCCCGCTACGGCGAATCGCACTCCGTTCTGGAATTCGCCAATACTGTCAGGGACGCCACTAAGCCTCCGCTCGGCTCTCTCGTCAGCGTCTCCATCCTCGGTGAAGAGTACGAGGAATACATCGTCTCCGCTATCAACCCCGGCGACAACCTCTCCGCCCAGATCACTCTGGTGCCGTGGAAGACTAAGGAGATCAGGGCCGCCTATTCGGGCGAGATCCCTGCCTACGAAGCCCCCGTCATTCTGGACGTGGTGCGCTCCACGGGCCTGCCCACGCCTTCCATCACCGCCGTCAGGTCGGACGAAAGCACTTTGATGCTCACCGACTCCGGCGCGGTGGTCATACGCATTGGCGCATACTGGAAGCTTCCGCCGTCTTCGTCCAGCCTCGCATATTACTCCGTCCAAATGATCGCCACGAATAAAAGGACTGGCGCGGAGCTGGTCGGCACCGCCACGGATTCCGACGACTACGTCGCCGTGGCTGGCGTGAAGATGAAGGAGGTCTACTACGTCAAGCTCCGCGTCACCGACCCCATGACGGGGCGCACCTCGGCGTGGAGCAACATCGTCCAGCATACGGTTCAAGGCCCGGTCAACCGTCCTCCGGCTCCGAAGAACGTGCGGGCGCAGGCGGCCTACCCAGACGGCATCCGCCTCTACTGGGACGAGGTAGAGGTTCTCGACATCCACCACTACCGTCCCACAGGGCCGAACTGCACCGCCAAGAGCAGGACGAAGGGCAAGGAGACGGAATTCTTCGTCAATCCGCGAGGCATATCCGGCTCCAACACTTTCGGCGTCTACAGCGTGGACGTGCTGGGTCTGGAGTCCACCAAGCCGGGGACATGCGTGTTCCGCGTCGAGCCTCCGAAGAAGCCCGTCATCGCCGACGTGACCGTCGAGATAGACGGCGTCAGGCAGACGGTCAAGGACTGCATCCTCAAGAACGACGGCATTGAAATCGTCTACAAGGATGCCAAGGGAACGTGGCCCATCGAGAAGTACGAATGGAGCTGCCTCGACAAGACGGGCTTCTCCAGCACCCTTCTCTGCGTGGTGCCTCACCCCGACGCCTTTAAGCGCGGGGACACGGTCAGGGGCCGTGCGATGGACGTCTACGGCAACTGGGGCGAGTGGTGCGGCGACTGCGCCGTCACCGTCATCCCGCCGGAGACGCCCAAGGTCGAGATCGGCGTGAACGAAAACGGCACCGCCGTCTTCGAGTGGCAGAACTGCCGCACCGTCACCGACATAAAGCACTACGAGCTGGAAGGCGCGTCCAAGGGTTCCACTACGGCGCTCCACGTCGTGCTGAACGTCAAGGACATCATCTGGGAGCCTGTAGACGAGAACGGCAACCCCGACGCGGCGGGCCAGTACCGTCGCGGCGCCCTTACCGAGTACGTCACCGCCGTGGACAAGTGGGGCTTCGAGTCCGACAGGGGCGGCGGCACGCAGTACATCTGGCCTCCCTACAATCCCGTCATTTCC